TTATGATTAATTAAAATGTAAATAACTATATTTCTTTTCTTAATCAGCTACAAACAAGCCATATTAAGCAATTTAAAGCCCTTTTTAGCTAGTTTCATACCCTTAGTGGTAGTTACCTATCAATTTAATATTAAAAGCTCTTAAATGAGCTTATTTTAAGTTTAAGTTATGTATAGGTTATAGAAAAAGGGGTACTCTCCCTATTTGCAAACGCTCTGTGTATATTACCCCACTCTCTCTACACAACATACTTTCCACATGACACTTGTAAGTTACTTATGAATTCAATACCTTTATGAATTTAATACTATGGCACGCAGTAAAAAGAAACTTGTAACTTATGATGAAAATTATCTTAGGCACATATCCTTTTGTATAGACAATAACATTAAGATATATGCAGTGCCAAAGACACAACGAGAATATTATGTTGAGGTTAATGACAATGGTAAAATAATACGTTCACCAGAACCTTATGGATTAAAACAATGGAGTGATAAGATTATAGAATTATATACATTCTACTACTATAAACATAACCCAACCGACAAATAGTCAGATAATTTATATTATATATATATTACATAGTGTATTATATTACATAATGTATTATATTGCATAGTGTATTATATACATAGTGTATTATATATACATAGTGTATTACATAGTATATACATAATACATATATATTACATATATAACTGACATATATTCAGTTGGAATAAAGTAGAGTACAAAAAACAATTAAATTATTATTTATAATATGGCACTAAAACAAATAGAACTAGAAGTACCAACAACTCTATCTGACATTAAACTTTGGCAATACCAAAAGTATATGAAAGTCATAGAGCAGAATAAAACAGAAGATGCCGAAGATGAGGACAAGATAAACGATTTCTTAAACATGAAACTTGTAGAAATATTCTGTAATGTTTCACTAAGAGATGTTAGTAGAATACCTTTAAAAGAGTATGAAAAAGTACTGGTAATATTAAATAAGGCATTTGAAGAGAAACCTAAATTAATACAAAGATTTGATTTGTTAGATGTAGATATGGGATTTATACCAAAGCTTGATGATATTACTCTTGGTGAATATGTAGATATTGAAACTAATATTTCTGATTGGCAAAAAATGCATAAAGCTATGGCTGTATTGTATAGACCAGTTAATTTTAAGGCAAAAGAAAAGTATGGTATTGCACCATATAAAGTAAAAGAAGAAACACAAGAATTAATGAAAGAGATGCCATTAGATGTAGCAATTAGTTCAATGGTTTTTTTTTACGATTTAGGGAAGGAGTTACTGGGAGCTATACCGAAATATTTGAAAGCAAATCTGATGAAAGAGGATATGCAACAGCTAGAGATGCATTTGGAAAAAAATGGGGCTGGTATCAATCAATTTATGCACTCGCTAAAGGTGATGTCAGAAACTTCAATGCAGTTACCGAACTTCCACTCTACCAGTGTTTAAATTATTTAGCATTTGAAAAAGAAAAAGTAGATATAGAACAACAAGAATTAAAAAAAGCATATAGACAATGACAAGTTTTTACGACATACTAGACAAACTTAAAACCTACCTTCAAGGCAACACTAATGTAAATTCAGTTACGTTTGGAGATATATTTGAAGTTGACTTAGCTAAACAAACCATATTTCCTTTATCACACATAATTGTGAATAGTTGCACATTCCAAGACCATGTAGTTCAATTTAATCTACAAGTTATATGTATGGATATTGTCAACGAAACCAAAGAAGATAAGAAAGATTTAAACAACTATTTTCACGATATAAACAATAAGCAAGATGTGTTAAACACACAGTTTGCTGTAGTTAACGGGTTACAGTCTGCACTTAGAAGAGGAGAATTGTTTTCTGACTTATATCAAATAGACACAGATTATACTGCTAATATGTTTGAAGATAGATTTGAGAACTTACTTGCTGGTTGGAGCTTAGATATATCAATCACAGTGGCAAACAATCAAATATCAGATATTAATGCTAACGGTCAATCTCCTTGCTAATGAGTTTTAAGTTTAAAAATACAGAAGCATACTTATCTAATTATACAAAAAAACTAATTGTATTAGCTAGACAAGAAATGCTTAACCCACAAGAAAGAAAATATAGAAGTAAATTATTTGGCAATAGAACAATTAATTCTCCATTAAATTCTAGTGGTAGTTTAAGAAATAGTTTAAGATTTAAGAAGATAATTAAAAACACTGTAAATGAAAAAGGATTTAGTGCAACACAATCTTTTCGAGTTATGGGTAATGCCTATGGTGAAATATTAGATGAAGGAGCTACAGGTAATAAAGTAAATGTTTCTGAATCAGCATTAGAAAAATGGATTACAACAAAACCTGTTACTTTAGAAAAAATAAAAGACAAAACTAAAGCCGCACAATACATGAAACGAAAAATAGACAGGTATGGTATTCAAGGCACAGGGTTTTTGCAAAAAATAGTCGATAAACAATTTAATACTGTTTTAGGAGTTATACCAAGCCTAGTAAAAGATATAGAATTAAATCTAGAAGATATGTTTGTAGCTTTAGGTTGGAATAAACAAGGTCAAGACACATTTGTAAGAAAAATATAATATGAGCACAATAATTAACACAAGAAGTCCATTTTACAAAAAAATAAGCAATGCATCTTTGTTTTCTGCCAAATTAGAATTATCTATTTGGACTGGCGAAACATCAGACAAAACAAGTGCAGATAAAAAATATACATTAAAAAAACAAGCAATAGGCAGTAACACTTATGTTACTTTTGAATTAAGTAAACTTATAAGAGATTATATGATTACAGAATATAATAACTATGCTACAGACACATTGTGGATAGAAACTGTTGTTGTTATATACAATTCATCAGGAGGGACAGTGTCCACAACCACAACTAATTATTTGGCAATTGACGGATATGGATATTTTGAAAATGGAATAAACCCTAGAACAACAGAATATAGTACACCAATGGTGCTTCAACATAATACTACAGTTTATTATAATGATGGAGCAGATATAAAAATTCCTATATATGCAGAAGCACAAACCGTAACAGCCACTTTAACAAGTTCAGCAGGAGCAGACGTTTACTGGGATAATGCTGATGATTTTTGGGATACTTATAATGTAACTTGGGGTTCAGGACAAACTCCCGTAGTGATTACTGACAATGGAAACACTAATCAAAAGATACAATACTTAATTATTACTGATAGTGAAGATTTGAATGATGGAGACTTTGTAACTGTATCTAGTAATAATGCTTCTTATTCAAATGTAGTTATAACACTTAAAAAAGTATGTGAACCTAAATACACTCCACTCAACATTATATTTTACAATAAATTTGGAGCACTACAAAACCTATGGTTCTTTAAGAAGTCTATGACTAATATTAATATAACATCCGAAACGTTTAGAAATAACATAATAGACTTTGATAACAGTGGAGGTTCTCCAACATATTCATTATCTAAACATCAAGAAAAGAAATTTATTGCTAATGGTAAAGAATCTATAACAGTAAACACTGGATTTTATCCTGAAGACCATAATGAGATAGTAAGACAAATGATGCTTTCAGAACAGGTTTGGGTATATGATGGAACTAACACTTTGCCAATAAATCTTAAATCTAATAGTTTACAATTCAAGAAATCAGTAAATGATAAATTAATATCATACACTGTACAGTTTGATTATGCGTTTGATAAAATAAATAACATACAATAGTGGAGCAACCAGTATTATACATAAAAGATAAAGACAATAATTATCAGCAAGCAGAAATGTTTAGTGATGAGACTATAAGCATTACATCTAAAATACAAGATGTAAAAGAACCAGATAAAATATTTACAGATTTTACTCAAGCGTTCAATATTCCTGCGTCAAAAGAAAATAACAAAATATTACAACACTGGTACAATAGCAACATTGAAAATGGATTTGATTATAGAATAAAAAAAGATGCGATACTAGAAGTTAGGTACACTCCATTTAGAAGAGGTAAGGTTCAACTTAAAAAAGTAGTATTAAAAAACGGTATTCCTTTTTCTTATAATATTATTTTTTATGGGAATACAGTAAATTTAAAAGATGTAATGAATGAAGATGAATTACAACAACTAGATTACCTTGATAATTATAATCACGCTTATAATGCTGGAAATGTTTATTTAGGATTTCAAACAGGTCTTACTTTGAATTCTGTAAACTACTCTGTTATATATCCATTAATCACACACACTAAAAGATTATATTTTGATTCAGCAGGGTATATAAAATCAGGGACAACAACAGGTCAAAGTTCTAGTACTCTTTTTGATAGTGGTGCTAATTTTACTGGAGTAAGCATTGGAGATTATGTTATAAACACAACTAACAATACTTCAGCTTTAGTTACTCAAATTCAGTCAACAACCACACTTTCTTTGAGTGAAGATATTTTTGGCAATAGTCAAAACTATGAGATTTATGAAAAAATACAATACGATGGTAATTTGTATTTTGACAACGTTCAGTATAAAAGAGGATTATCTTACGTTGATATAAAGCCAGCTATATTGTGTAGTGAAATAATAAAATCAATTGAAAATAAATATTCCATAGATTTTGTAGGAGACTTTTTTACTTCTGATGCTTTTAGCAATTTATACATTTGGCTGCACAGAAATAAAGGTGGCTTAACAACAGAAGGCACGCAAAGTAAAATAATAGGAGATTTAGTAAGGTCTTCTGGCAGCACAAGCTTTGATGTAACAGATACTAATTGGACATTTGACATTGTAGGTCAAGGAAGAGAAGAATATAATTTTACATTAGCTTTAGACATAAAAACTGGTTATACAGATGTTAAATACAGCATAAAAGCTTATGATTCTATATCTAATGTTGTTATTGCAGAAATAAAAGATGTAAGTAATGATAATACTTTAAGTTGGGGAATAAGTTTTGATGAAGATATACCTTTGACTAATTACAATATAAAATGGACTGTTGAAGCGGAATCTACCGTATTTTTCACACCTACTTTAACCTTAAATTACAAAGAGTATGATGATGGTCCTTCACAACCTGCAACTAATGATTTAACTGCTATATATGCAACTAGTCCAGCAGAAATAAATACACTAAGTCAAATTGTAATAAAAGACCATTTACCTAAAATAAAAGTTATAGATTTTTTATCTGGCATATTTAAGATGTTTAATTTAACGGCATATTACGAAGATAATTATGCTAGTTCTAATTTTGGTAAAATTATAGTAGAAACATTAGATGATTTTTATGCAGATGCCGTAAACAATCCTTCTTCTGGCAGTTATGATATATCCAGTCAAGTTAATGTTGAAAAATCTACAATAGAAGCTCCTATAACCTATAAAACAATAGATTTTAAATATAAAGAACCAAAAACACTTTTAGCTAAACAACATGAAGAAGAGTTTAATGATATTTTTGGTGACGAGAAATTTACCTTACAAGGGATTGATTCTGGCAAAACCTATAAAGTAGAACTGCCTTTTGAACACATGAAGTATGAAAGATTGTTTGATGAAGACAGTGGTGATATAACTGAAATACTTTGGGGTTATGCAGCAGACGGTAAGTTTGATTCCGAAATAGAAACATATCCAGCTAAAGGAGATTATGACCCTGTTCTAACTAATCCATTATTATTTTATGGCATTAGAGAAAGTATGGTTGGTACAACTCAATATATAAACTGGATTGATGTTGACAACATACCTAATAGTCCACCAAATAACATAAACAGATATTGGAGACCTAGTAATACTAACGAATCAGGACAAAGTCAAGTTTTATATAATTACAACAACAACTATAGTAATAACGCAAATATTTATCCAAATTACACTTTAAATTTTGATAATGAAGTAGATGAATGGACTTTAACAGATTATAATGGTAATACAAACTCTTTATTTAGAAATTTTTATAGTAATTATATAAGAGATTTGTTTGATAAAAGAAAAAGAATATTAAAAATAGAAAGTCACTTATCTGAAGAGATATTAATTAATTATAATCTTAATGATAAATTTATTATAAATAACAATGAATATACTATAAACCAAGTAAGAACTAATTTTAATACAGAAAAAAGCAGTTTAGAATTATTAAACGTATTGCCACCAACTTATTACGAAATACAACTTTATTACGATTTTACAGGAAACAGTTGTAACTCTGGAACGTTAGTTACAGTATATTCAGATGTTGCGTCTATAACTTTTGGTACAGAAACTACAGGTAAAATATATGCTAATAAATCATTAACAATATATGCTCCTAATGGTAAATATGGTAACGGAACAAATTATGATACATGGTATGCAGATGGTATGACCCCAACAGCACCTTCACTTAGAGTGCAAGGTTGGTGGTATTCAGAATATGACACAGGAGGTGGCTATCCATTAATTTGTAGTGGAGGAGGATAAAAACAAAATATTATGATAAAGAATATACTTGACTTATTAAATGCAGACAGCTGGTACGGTGTAAGCGAAAACATAGAGATTGCTAAAGGTAAATACTCTGGAGTAAAAGATTTTAAACAAATGAAAGAACAATTAAAGCGAATTAGACATGGCAAGTAAAAAAATACTTATACAGGTTGATGTAACAACTAAATCGGCTGAAGTACAGGTTAACAACCTTGTTACATCTATGAATAAACTTGAGGGAGCTACAACAAAAGTTACTAAAGCAACTCAAAAAGGAAGAGCACAGTCAGGATTAAACAACGCTATACTTTTGGAATCTGGTCGTTTAGCTTCTGACCTTAATTATGGATTTACAGCTATTGCAAACAACTTAGGTCAATTAGTGACTTTGTTTGGTAGTTTTGCTGAAACAAATGGAGGTGTAGTTGCATCTATGAAAGAACTAGGTAAATCAATATGGGGAATGGGAGGTGTTCTTATTGGTGTTCAGTTATTAATAGCTTTTGGTCAAGATATATTTAATTTTTTTATGGGTATTGATGAAGCGTCTAAAAAAGCTGCAAAATCTACTAAAGAATTAGGAGCACAATTAGATTCATTAGGTGCTAATATGTTTATAGCTGAAGAATATTTAAATATATTAGAAAATAGCAATATATCTGAGCAAGAAAGAATAAATATAATTAAAGAATTGACAAAGTTAGTTCCTGATTTAAAAGAAGAGGATTTTAAATATGGTAATAACCTTGATAAAGTAAGAGTAAAAATAAATCAATATGCGTTAGCACAAGCAGCAAGAATTGAAATAGATAAATTAGTTGTAGATAATTCTGAACTTTTAACTAAAAGAAGAGAAATAAATAATATAAAAGCAATAAGCAACAAAGAAAAACAAGAGGAAGCGTTAAAAGAGTATTTATTAAAAAACGAACAAAGAATTACTAAAAATTTAGGCGTTGAAATTAGCAAGAGAGGCAATTTAACCACAAGCAGCAGAAAAAAAACACTTGAAGAGTTATTAGAAACATTTGACTTTTTTAATCAGGATATAATTAAACAATCAGACAGCGTTTTAGAGCAAATTAAAAAACTAACTGACACATCTTTTTTAGGTGGAAAAGAAGGCAATTTAGAAGATATAATAAAATATCAAGAATCTACAATAGGAAATACAGAGAAAGAGATTAGATTATTAATAAAATTAAGAGATTTAAGAAATAAATATGTACAGAAAACTTTAGATTTAGAAGCTAAATCTGCTAAAAAAGACATTAAGAATAAAGAAGATATGGATGTTTTTGCTCAGGCAGAAGTTGCTAGTGTAGAGAAGAAAAGAGAATTAGCTTTGTTAGAACTTAAAGATTTAGAAATGTCTGAAGGATTAAAAGGACAAGCTAGAACTGATATTAACGCTTATTATAATGCTTTACAAATAGAAAATGCAGAAAAAAGAAAAGAAGCTTTAGATGAAATTAATAGATTAGAAGCACAATCTAAATTAGACTCACTAGACATGATTGGTAAAGGATTAATGTCAGCTTCTAAAATTGCAGGTTCTGCAACTGGTGTTGGTAAAGCATTAGCAATAGCTGGTACAACAGTATCAACATATTCAGCAGCTCAAAAAGCTTACGAAAGTCAAATGCAACTAACGCCTGATTCTCCAATAAGAGCACAAATAGCAAGAGCAGCAGCTATATTGGGTGGTTTAGCAAATGTTAAAGCTATAATGGCTGTTAAATCACCTGCTATGAAAGAAACATCTGTTACAGGTGGTTTATCAGGTGCGGTTTCAGTACAAGCACCTGACTTTAACGTAGTTGGACAAGGTGGTGTTAATCAACTAGGTCAAGTTATTGGTGCACAATTTGGTCAACCATTAAGAGCTTATGTAGTAAGCGGAGATATTAGTACAGCTCAAGAATTAGACAGAAGTATAACAACAGGAGCAACAATAGGTTAATTATTAAAATAAATTCAATATGAAAATAGTAGAATTAATTATAGACGAAGAACAAGAATTATCTGGAATAGAAGCAATCTCTATTGTAGATGAACCAGCAATAGAAGAAAACTTTATTGCATTATCTAAACAACATGAAATAAAACTAGCTGAAGTAGATAAAGAAAAGAAAATATTAATGGGTGCTGCCTTAGTTCCTAACAAGAATATTTATAGACGTAACGGAGAAGACGAATATTATATATTCTTTAGTGAAGATACAGTAAGACAAGCGTCTCAATTATTCTTAATGAGAGGCAATCAAAACAAATCTACATTAGAACATCAAGCTGAATTGTATGGGTTGTCTGTAGTTGAATCTTGGATTATAGAAGACGATGTACACGACAAGTCAAGAAAGTATGACATGAATTTACCTATAGGTACTTGGATGGTTTCTATGAAGGTTAACAACGATGAAGTTTGGAATGATTATGTAAAAACAGGAAAAGTAAAAGGGTTTTCTATAGAAGGATATTTTACTGATAAAATTGCTATGAGTAAAATAGAAGAAATTAATGAAGAAGAAGAAGCAAGAGAAATATTATTAGAGATTGCTAATTCAATACTAGACAATAAATATGAGTTTAAAACTTATAGTGATTACGGAAGTGGTGTTAGAAACAATGCAAAAAGAGGTATTGAACTGAATAAAAAAGTAAATAATAAATGTGCCACAAGCGTTGGAAAAATAAGAGCTCAGCAGTTGTCACGCGGTGAGAAATTGAGTGTATCAACAATTAAGAGGATGTATTCTTACTTATCAAGAGCAGAAACTTATTATGATGCTGGAGATAGTAAAGCTTGTGGAACTATATCTTATTTATTATGGGGTGGTAAAGCTGGATTAAATTGGTCAAGAGGTAAACTAAGAGAACTTGGTGAATTAAAAATGGCATCAATGGTTGTAGATAAAGACCACGCAATTATAAACGATAGATTAGCTTATTCAAGTAAAGAAAAAGCTGAAGAAATGGCAAAAGATTTAGATTGTAAAGGAATACACGAACACGACCTTGAAGGTAAAACTTGGTATATGCCTTGTGAACAACATTTTTTAGCAGAAGTAGGTGAAGACGGAGTAATAAGAAAAAGTCCTAAAGCACCTAAATCCGACACTCCTAATCCTAATCCTAAAGGTGAAGGAACGGCAAAAGGAGATGCTTCTGGCAAAAGAGGTGCTAATGTGTCAGAAAAAGATAGAGCTTCTTTAAAGAAAAAAGCAGATGATTTTAATGAAAGATATAAAGAAAAATTAGGTTATGGCATAACTGTTGGTATGCTAGCTTCAGTATTTCAAAGAGGTCTTGGAGCATACAACACAAGTCATTCACCAAACGTTAAATCACCTTCACAATGGGCACATGCTAGAGTAAATGCTTTTATGTATTTGGTAAGAAATGGAAGACCAGAAAATGCTAAATACACAACTGATTACGATTTATTGCCAACTAAACATCCTAAAAGCAGCAAAAAATGAGTAAAAGCAACGAGACATTAGGAAATGCTGTTCCAAATAATAAAAGAAGAGGTTGTATGTGTAAAGATGGTACATATTCAAGAAAGTGTTGTGATGGAACTTTGAGAAGTCAAGGTGTTGGAAGAATAAGAGCTAAAGCTCCAAAATCTTTTATGTATAGAGTTGAGTTTTGTGCAGATGGTCACAAACATAATGTTTGGTCAGACACAATATCTTTAGTCGTTGGAAATACCTATAACTTAATATTAAAAAATAGTCATCATACAGGATGTTATACAGTACTTAGAACAACAACAGAAGTTGGTTTAGAAATTGAATCAGTTACACTATACGATAATTGTACAGCTTGTCTTGCTGCAAACTAAAAATCTAACAGTATTTTAATACTAGGTTAGTTAAGTAATAAATTAATTTAATAATCGAAATTTATGGAAAACACTAAAGCTACATCAATTTTGAACGACATCATGGAAAAACTATCCTTAGTTAAAAAAGATGAAGTAAAAGAAGTTGAGGTGAATCAAGAAGTAAATCTTTCGGAACAAATTAAAGAAGAAGAAAAACTATCTCAAGAACTTACTGAACTTGCTTGTCAAGAAGATGTAAAAGAGGAGTTATCTACTGAAGAAGTTGTCTCTGAAGAGCTACAAGAGGAAGTTCCTGTAATAGAGGAAGCTTCTGAAAATGTTGAGATGGATGAAATGAAATACGTTAGTAAAGACGAATTTGAATCTAAAATCTCTGAATTAAAAGGAATGATTGAAGAAATGAAATTAGGTTACGGTGAAGAAAAACTATCTATGCAAAAAGAAATAGAAAAGTTGTCTGCTCAGCCAGCTTCAGAACCAATCGCACACAACCCTGAAGGGGAAGTAAAACAAAACTTTAAATCTTTTGGTCAAAACAGAGTAATGAGCACTAGAGATAGAGTAATGAACAGAATTGCTAATTTAAAATAAACCAAAACTAAAATTAATTAAAAAATGGCTACTACTACATCAATTACAACTACTTATGCTGGAGAATTTGCAGGTAAGTACATCTCTGCTGCTTTATTATCAGGTGTTACACTTGATAGAGGTGGTATTGAAATTAAACCAAATGTAAAGTACAAAGAAGTAATCAAAAAAATTGCTACTGATTCTAACGTAATCAAAGATGCAACTTGTGATTTCACTGACACTGCTACTATTACATTAACAGAAAGAATCCTACAACCAGAAGAATTCCAAGTAAACCTAGAGCTTTGTAAGAAAGACTTTAGAAGTGACTGGGAAGCTGTACAAATGGGATACTCTGCTTTTGACAACTTACCTCCTAAATTTAGTGACTACTTAATCGGTCATGTTTCTGGATTAGTTGCTGAAAAAACAGAAAACAACATTTGGAAAGGTGTTAATGCAAATGCTGGTGAATTCGATGGATTTACTACTTTATTAGCTGCTGATGGTGACGTTATTGACGTTGCTGCTGCAACTGTAACATCTGCTAACGTTATTGCTCAACTAGGAGCTATCGTTGATGCTATTCCTTCTGCTTTATACGGAAAAGAAGATTTATACATCTATGTATCTCAAAACATTGCTAGAGCTTACGTAAGAGCTTTAGGAGGGTTTGGAATCTTAGAAAATGCTGCTGGAACTGAAAACGTATCTAGCATTGGAGCTAACGGTGTGTCTAATCAAGGTACTATGTGGTGGCAAAACGGAGCATTATCTTTTGATGGTGTAAAATTATTTGTTGCTAACGGACTAGCTGATAACAGAGCGGTTGCTGCTCAAAAATCTAACTTATTCTTTGGAACTGGTCTTTTATCTGACCATAACGAAGTTAAGTTAATCGATATGGCTGACTTAGATGGTTCTCAAAACGTAAGAGTTGTTATGAGATTTACTGCTGGTGTTCAGTACGGAATAGGGTCTGATATTGTACTATATTCTTAATAAATTAAATTAACCAAAAAATAGGGTAGGTGGGTAAATGCCTACTTACCCTTTTTTTATAAAAAATAATAAACTATGGCTTGCGATTTATCATTAGGTAGAAAAGAACCTTGTAAAGATGTTGTTGGTGGCATAAGAGCAGTTTATTTTACTGATTTTGGAGATTTAGGTACAGTTACACAAACTGATGATGAAATAACAGATTTATCTGGAACTTTCACTGCCTATAAATATGAAGTAAAAGGAAACTCGTCTTTTGAACAAAACATTACGTCTTCAAGAGAAAATGGAACTACATTCTTTGAACAAACATTAAATTTAACACTACATAAACTTTCTAAAGAAGACAATAAAGAATTAAAATTGTTAGCTTATGGAAGACCTCATATTGCTGTGGAAGATTACAATGGAAATGTATTTTTAATGGGATTAGAGCATGGAGCTGATGTATCAGGAGGTACTATAGTTACTGGAGCTGCTATGGGAGATTTAAGTGGTTATACACTTACTTTATCTGCTATGGAAGTAAAACCAGCCAACTTTGTAGCATCGCCTACTATTTCTGACCCTTATGCTGGAATGACTAGTGCAACTGTAACTGTAACAGTAGGTACTAATTCATAATAACTAAATTTAATTAGGTAATTAAAGGGATGCTTCGGTATCCCTTTTTTTATGAAAACAAATTAAGAATTATTTGTTACTTATAATATGGTAATATTAACAACATCAACAGACGCTCAGAGTTTTAAAGTAATTCCTAGAAGTGCAGAAAGCTCAGTTACGTTTGAATTAACTGATAAATCTAAAAGAACTACAAGTTCTGTTGCAGTTACTGTAACTAATTCTAATGGCTATATGACTGTAACAGGTAGCTTTTCTTTGATTGAAGATAGGTTCTATTCATTTGCTATTAAAAATGGTTCTGTAATTATATATAGAGGTTCTATTTTTTGTACAAATCAAACTAATTTTAATACCTTTGATGTACACTCTGGAGAATACACTACAGAAAACACATACAATAACGATTTTGTAATAATATGAGAAAAGTAAATAAAATGGCAAAAAAAAGATACAACAACAACCCTTTGCCAAAAGTAGAAAAAGGAAAGATACATATAGTCAATATGTCTTCTTATACACGCCCTGAAGTAAAAGAACAATACAACAGAGATTGGGTAGAATATGGTGATGATAATAATTATTTTGATTATTTAATAAATAGATATAATGGCAGTCCTACTAATAATGCTGCTATTAACGGTATAGCAGAAATGATATATGGAAAAGGAATAGATGCTGTTGACAGTAAAGACAAAGAAGCTGATTACAAAGAAATGAAAGAGCTCTTTACTAAATCTTGTATGAAAAAAGTATGTTATGACTATAAAATGATGGGTCAAGCTGCAATTCAAATAATCTATTCTAAGGACAGAAAAAAGATTGTACAAGTAGAACATATACCTGTAGAGACGTTAAGAGCAGAGAAGGCAAATAATAAGGGTGAAATACAAGGTTATTACTATGCTAAAGATTGGTCAGAAGTAACTTACAAGACACAACCTAAAAGAATACCTGCATTTGGCTCAAGTAATGCAGGATTAGAAATATTATATATCAAACCTTATAGAGCTGGATTTTATTACTATTCTCCTGTAGATTATCAAGGAGGATTACAATATGCAGAGTTAGAAGAAGAAATAGCGAACTATCATATAAATAATATACAAAATGGTCTTGCTCCAAGTATGCTTATAAACTTTAACAATGGTGTTCCTACAGAAGAACAAAGAAGTTTGATTGAGCAAAATATACAAGAAAAGTTTAGTGGTTCTTCTAATGCTGGTAGATTTATATTGGCATTTAACGATAGCAAAGAGCTGTCTGCAAGTATTGAGCCAGTCATATTAAGTGACGCACATGAGCAATATAAATTTCTTAGTGATGAATCAATGAGAAAAGTAATGGTGTCTCACAGAATCGTATCTCCTATGCTTGTAGGTATAAAAGACAATACTGGTTTAGGCAACAATGCTGAAGAATTACAAACAGCTTCATTGCTTATGGATAATACAGTTATACGACCTATGCAGGTTACTATACTAGATGAACTAGAAAAAGTATTAATGTACAATGGAATTGAATTAGATATATACTTTAAAACACTACAACCTTTAGAATTTACTGACTTAACAAATGCTATAACGGATGCTGAGATAGAAAAAGAAACTGGTATTAAAAAGGAAGATAGTGATACAATAGAAGAAGAACAAATAAATATAGAAGAATAATGGCAACAGCACTATTTATAAAACGGTCAGATTTAGTGAAAAACACTGCATTAAATTCAAATGTAGATACGGATAAATTTATACAGTTTATCAGTTTAGCTCAAGAAATTCATGTACAAAATTATTTAGGCACAGATTTATACGATAAAATTAGTGCTGATATAATAGCAGGAACACTAACTGGAGATTACTTGGCTTTAGTAAACGATTACATACAACCTATGCTTATTCATTTTGCTATGGTAGAATACTTGCCGTTTGCAGCATATTCTATATCAAACGGAGGAGTATATAAACATAATTCAGAAAACAGTCAAATAGCTAGTAAAGAAGAAATAGATTTCTTAATTCAAAAGGAGAGAGATTTTGCTGAGTATTATGCTCAAAGATTTATAGATTATATGACTTATAATGCACCGTCTAAATTTGACGAGTATTATAGTAATTCTAATCAAGACATTTATCCAGATAAAGATACAGGGTTTCACGGATGGGTATTATAAAGAAAAACTACAAACCTAAAGAGGTTAACGTAAAAAAATTATTAACTTATTTAAAAAAGAAAGATAATGGCAAACACAATAAATTGGGCAGAGATATACTGTAGCACTAATTTTGGTGATACAGCAAATGAGAGTACTTTACATATTGATTCACAACCAACTTGTTTTGAATAATGGCTACACTTTCAGGAAATAAAATAAAAGATACTTATCAGTCGCTTGTAAAGTTTTCTGATAATGGAAATATAACGACTTCAGCTAAACAATTAACTGATGGTTTTGGTAATAACTCTCCTATGTTTGTTTCTACTACTCAAGTAGGAATAGGAGTAACACCAGAATCAGGATTAAACCTTCATGTGTTTGGAGATGCTAAAATAGGTAGCAATCTAACAGTAATAGGAAATTTAGTAGTTGAAGGAAGCACAACAACTGTCGGGACAGACACATTAACAGTAAAAGACCCTTTAATTGTATTAGCTAATAATAACACCTCTACAGACGCAGTTGACATAGGTTTTTATGGCAAATATACTCCTTCTGGTACTACACTATACTCAGGACTATTTAGAGAGGCTCTAACAGGCAAATACAGGTTATTTAAAGGATTAGAAGTTGAACCTACTACAACAGTAAACACAAG